GGACATTGAAGCGTACTTTAACGACAGCCGCCTGTGCCACATGATCTACGAAGAAGCCAAGCCGCACACGCCGCGCTTTGCCGCCAAGTGGTACGAACTGACCGACGCCGAGACGGGCAGCGTGGCAACGCACATGACGCTGTATTACCCCGACAGGTTTGAGTACTGGCTGGCCAACCAGCCGCGTGACCGCCTATCCAGCAGCAAAGCGTTCACGCTGCAAAGCACAGCCGCTAACCCCTACGGCGAGATACCCGTCTACCACTTGCGCCGCGAACGCCGCGAACTGTCCAGCGAACTGGCCGACATTATCCCGTTACAGGCGCAGTTAAACAAGATGCTGGCCGACATGATGATTGCCGCCGAGTTTGGCGCATTTAAGCAGCGCTATGTGATTGCGTCGTTTGTGGGGGACGGCACAGCCCTGCGCCTGAAGAACAGCCCCAACGAAATTTGGACGCTGCCGGGTGGGGCCGAGGGCGACCAGCCTACGTCAGTTGGTGAGTTTGCCGCTACCGAGCTAGCCAACTATCTGTCGGCCATCGAGCGCAGCGCCAACGTCATCGCCACGGTCGCGGGCATCCCCAAGACATTGCTGGTGGCAACGGGGGACGTGCCGAGCGGGGCCAGCCTGCGTGCGCTAGAAGCGCCCCTGATCAAGAAGGCCGAACGCTACGCCAACCGCTTCGAACCCGTTTGGCGGCGCGTGCTGCAATGGCTGATGATGGTCAGCGGCGAGGGGGCTATCAACCCTGACGACATTGACATTATTTGGGCTGAGACCGGCACGACACAGCCGGAGGAAGATGCCGCCACCGCGAAATTGTGGGTAGAAGCGGGGATGCCGCTGAGAACTGCCTTGCGCCGGCAGGGGTGGGGCGAAACGGAAATGGAGCAGCTAGAGCAGGACGAGAGCGACGAGCAGGCCAAAGCCGCCACCTTAGCGCAAGCCTACATGCAGCAGGCCGAGACCAACGCCAGCAGGCAGGCAGGCGAGACAGCCACCAACGGCGCGCAGCCTGCACCACGACGCAGCCCGTTTATAGGATCGTAATATGGACAGCTATTCGCACCGCAACGGCGAGACGGAGCCGCCAACAGTAGCGGGGTGGTACTGGTTTGAAAGCAACGTTACGCCGCTGCGGACGGGCGTGCTGCGAGTCTACATTGAAGATAACGAGCCGATGGTGAACGTTACTTTTATCAAGGATGGCTACAGCAAGCATATGTCCGCAGCGTCAGAGGATGGTCAATGGTGGGGGCCATTAGTGCCGCCGTGGGGTGACAATGCCTAGTGCAGTAATATCCGCAATGGAGCAATATAGAATAGCCCTGGACGCGCAGGAACGCGCCGCTAGCACGCGCATGGCCGCAGCCTGGCTGGACGCTACACGCGGGCTAGACAGCGAGATGGAACGGCTTGCGCTAGAACTGTCCAACGCAGCCAACGCGGGGCGTCCTGTGCGTCGCTGGCACGTGCTGAGGATGGAGCGCTACCAGTCACTCATGCGCCAAATGGGGGGCCAACTGCGCGAGTACGCGCCGGTGGCCGTGGCCGAGATGGAGCAGCAGCAGCAGATGATGGCGCGGTGGGGCATCGAACACGCCGAGCAGTTGGTCAACTTGCAGACCGAAGGCATTACGGGCCAGTTTAATAGATTGCCTGTGAGCGCGGTACAGAACATGGTGGGCAATGCCGGGGACGGTACGCCGCTAGGCCAGCTATTGCGCACGTCGTGGGGCCAGCAAGCGCCGGACGTAGCGGGGGCATTGGTGCGCGGGGTGGCGCTAGGGTGGCATCCAAGCAAGATAGCCCAGGCCATGCGCCAGGCTGCCAGCGTGCCACTGGAACGGGCACTATTAATATCGAGGACTGAAGTTCTCAGAGTTTACAAAGAAGCGACTAGGGCATCATACCTTGCATCGGGGTTGGTTACAGAGTACATGCGAATAGCGGCGAAAAGCATCCGCACTTGTCCCGGCTGTTTGGCGGCAGATGGCAGAAGGTATCCACTCAGTGAACCGTTTGCGTCTCATCCTATGTGCAGATGCACGATGGTTCCGATTGTGAGGGGCGCACCGCGTATTGTCTTTGAGACAGGGGAACAGTGGTTCGAGCGACAGGACACAGCGACACAAAGGGATGTTCTGGGGCCAGGTCGCTATGATTTGTGGAGCCGTGGCGCGGTGGACTTTAGCCAGATGGCAACCACGCACCATAGCGACAGGTGGGGTGACGCGATTATGTCTGCATCGGTAGCAGAGTTGGTTGGGTAGAGAGAAAGCTGACGATTTTGGCAACACACTCGTTAATGTCGGTCTTGATTTCAGTTTCAGTTATCCGTAAGACATGCCAACCTCGGCGGCGCAGATAATGATCCTTTTGCCTGTCTTTAGCTTGCTGGCGTTTGTTGCCATGCCAGTAGTCGCCATCGCACTCTATGGCAAGTTTGACGGAGGGGAAAGCAATGTCTATCCAGAACGGCACTTCCGAAAACTGACCTTGTGGCGACAGACCGCGTGCTTCGAGTGCAGCGATCAGGTTGGTTTCTATAGAACTGGTGCGCTGCTGAACTTGTTGCGAAAGATAGCCAGCGCATCGGCGGGAACACACTCTGAACCGACTGACAAGCGAGGGTTTGACCTGGCAGACTTTGCCGCACACTTCGCACTTCATTTCGACCTTTGGTTTGTACAGCGGGTGGTTTTTACCTACGATTGTTTTGGCGGCGTGGCGAGAGGCGCACTTGATAGAACAACAGCCTGTCTCGTGGTATGGCGCACACTCAAATTGTTTGCCGCAGTATGGGCATATCTTTTCAATGCGTGGCAACCGCCTGTGTGCAGATTTGTTGGCCTTGTCGGAGCAAGCGCGGGAACAAAATTTCCCGGCTGTATCGTGCCGTTTATGGGCGAACTCTTTGCCACAAGCGGCGCAAGTTTTAATGGGGTATTGTTTCTTCGTCATGAAAATGCCTCCTGTCGGTTGTGCCGTTAGTGCGTGTGTCTAGAACGCGTAACGCCGACAGAAGGCAGACATAACTATATCAGGTTTGCACTAACTGAGCAACACTTACACGTTCTAGACACCTACATTATAGCATGTTTGGCAGAGAAGAACAAGCGTTTCCTTCCGGTATCTTTTAATTATCAGAGCGAGTTTGGGGGGCCATTGCTAGCTGAACACCGCACCGCGTACCCTGTCAAAGAGCCAAACCCCGCGGGCATCCCGGCACGCTGGCTGCGCTTTCTCTACCGCGTGGCAGGCTTAGAACGTGGTAGAATTTACACAGTGACGGTGATTGTGCCGCACGACGCCGACAGCGAACCGCAATGGGCCATTAGTGACGGGGCGAAGGTGGAGAACGTGCGCTGAACAAAGTATAGACAACTGTTCACTTTAGTTGTATAGTTGAAGCAGAAAACCGCATAACGCAGGACGGCCCATCATAGCCGTCAACGTCACATGAAACGCTAGACACATGGGGCCAGTTGGAGAGAAATCTCTGACTGGCCCCTTTTTTTTATTTCCCAGGCGAGACGCCAAAGGAAAAACAGACACATGGCAGACGAAACACAGGGCCAGGGCGGGACGCCGGAAGCCCAGGGCGAGACGCCCGCACCCGTAGATTTTGACACCTGGTTGGGCAGCCAAGACGAGACTGTCAAGGGCTTACTCAGCACGCACACGGGGGGATTGCGCACCGCACTACAACAGGAGCGCGACAACGCCAAGCAGCTAGCCAAGCAACTCAAAGAGTTGGGCGGCAAGTTGGAAGCCAACAGTGAGGCAGCCAAGCAAGTGGCGGAGTTAAGCAGCCGACTGGAAACCGAACAGCGACGCGCCGACTTTGTGCAGGAAGCAGCCGCGGCGGGATGCCGTGACCTGCGCCTAGCCTGGTTAGCGGCCAACGCCGACAACTTGACGGTCAAGCAAGTGCAAGCGCAGCACCCTGACTTATTTGCGCCACGCCCGGCAACCAACGCGGGCCATGGGGCCAACGCCCCCGCTAGTGGCGCACAGAAGGATATGAATAGTTTCATTAGAAAGGCAGCAGGTAGAGGCTAAGGTGAATTACCTTCTTTTTTCGACTGGTGTCGTTAGGGCAGATTCTTCAGTCCAACCGAGACGGAGACGATTAAAGATGGTCGATCTACTGATGCCTAGTTCTTCTGCCCATTGTGAAACTGTCTGTGTCCTTCCGTTCAAAGTGATTGGGCGGCTGCTGCGACGATTGCTGTTTTGGGTTGCTATATCTGACCACTGGCAGTTAGTCGGCTCGTAGTTGCCACGCGAATCAATGCGGTCAAGGGAGTGTTTGGAGCTAGGTCTTTCGCCCATATCAGCCAAGAAATTCTCGAAGCTGTTTAGCCAGCGATCACAGACCCGAATGCCTAATGCTCCATAGCGGGGATAGCTAATGTCTGTCTGTCTGTAGCATCTGGACTTCATACTTGTCCAGGCGCGGTATTCAGGGGTGTGGGTTCTGTTATGAGTGGTGACAGCATCAATATGAGCGCAACCACAACTAGTGGAATGACCTCTTGTCAGAGAATCAGAAGTGACAAGCGCTGTATTCCCGCAATCGCATCGGCAAAGCCAATGGGCCGAACGATTTTGGCTTTGCCCCTGTCGCTCTATGACTGTCCAGCGACCAAAGCGTTGGCCTGTCAGGTCTTGAAAATTCGGATGATAGCATCCGCAGCTTTTGGAATGTCCGCTAACGAGGTGGCTTGTCGTGACAGGCAACGTTGTGCCGCATTCACAGCGACACAGCCAGCGAATATGTCCTTGAGGGCCTCTGGTAGTGCGTTCGATTGCTGTTAAGCGTCCGAACTGGATTCCTGTTAGGTCTGGCGATGGCATATGGGGCCTCCTAGAGTTGGCAATGAATAGGTCTAGTTACATTGTAACACTAGTGCAAGTAATACACAAGTGTTTATTCGTAGGACTACGGGCCGAAACTCGTAAGTTCTGATTAGGAGACCAACAATGGCAGAAGTAACACGAAGTAACGCCGCTGCCCTCATTCCTGAGGATGCCAGCCGCGAACTCTTGCGCGGGGTGGCAGCGACCAACCCGCTCTTGCAACTGGCGCGCCGCTTGCCGGATATGTCTACCGCGCAGCGACGTACCCCGGTCATGAGTGCTTTGGCGACCGCCTACTTTGTCAGCGGGGACACAGGCCTCAAGCAAACCACCAGCGTCGAGTGGGAAAACAAATACATTGACGCCGAAGAACTGGCGGTCATTGTCCCCATCGCCGAAGCCGTTCTGGACGATGCCGGTTATGACATGTGGGCGGAGATTCGCCCCGAACTGGTCAACGCCCTCAACTATGCCATTAACAGCGCCGTGCTGTTTGGCACCAACATCCCGGGCACCTGGACGACCAACCTGGGCGCAGCTGGGCTGTTGGCACGCGTCACCGCCGCCAGCCATGTCGTTGACCTCTCGACCCAAGTCGCAGCGGGCGAGGACATCTACGACGTGATTATGGGGCCATCCGGCACTATCGCCCTGATTGAAGCCGATGGCTTTATGCCAACCGGCCATCTGGCGGCCACCAGCCTGCGCGGCACCCTGCGCGGTTTGCGCGAGAAGGTGTACAACGGCACGACCACCGTCGCCGGTGGAGCACCCATCTTTGCCCGCAGTATGCAAGAGGGTGGCGGCTATACGTTAGACGGCGACCCCATGTACTTCACAACTGACGGCTCGATGGCCGCGGGCAACACGCTGCTCTTCACAGGCCAGTGGGATCAACTTGTCTGGGCCATGCGCCAAGACGTGACCTATAAGGTGCTTGACCAGGCTGTGCTTCAAGACGGCGCGGGCAATATCCTTTACAACCTGGCGCAGCAGGACATGGTTGCCTTGCGTGTGGTGATGCGTCTCGGCTTTGCTTTGCCGAACCCCATCAACCGCGTCAACCAGACCGCAGCCACCCGCTTGGCTTTCTCGGCACTTGTGCCGTAACAGGAGAACTAACTAATGGCTATACAAACAGGGTCGTATAAGGTCGCGCTCACCGCGGCCACTTCTACCGCTGTGGGCGGCGTGCTGAACGTGACCAACCCCACCGGGGTAAACCTGATTATCACACGCATTTTGCTCAACGTGACCACCAAAAGCACAGGGGCCGCCACGCTTGACGTAGGCGTTGACGATGCTGGCGACACCAGCAACGACACGCTGCTGGACGGCGTGGACGTAGGCACAGCCGCTGGACTCTTTGACAACATCGAGAACCAGGGCACCAACGGCAAAGCCGCTGTGCTGTGGCCTGCGGGCTATCACATTGTGGCGACCGCCAGCGCGTCCGTGGCGGGGCTTGTGGGCTATGCCTACATTGAGTGGACCTACATCTAGGAGCGAGCCATGACAGCGACCGCGGCCCAGATAGCACGACTTCGACGGATGGTCAGCGAACCTGACGACAGCAACGGCTATGAGAGTTATGTGTTGGCGGAGGCTATCGAACGCTTCCCGCTGTACGACGCCGATGGCTATGAGCAGGGCGACGACGATTGGGTAGCGACCTATGACCTCGCCGCCGCCGCGTCTGACATCTGGACGGAAAAGGCCGCGGCACGCAGCGAACGTATGGACTTCGGCGCAGACGGCAGCACCTTCGCACAAAGCCAGCAGTATGCCCAGGCACTCAAGATGGCGCGCTATTACGCTGCGCGCCGTTCGCCTGGGTCGGTGCGCGTCTTTGTCGAGTCGGGGCCGGTGGTCGAGGAACAGGGGGTATAGCATGGTGGAGTTTCACGACCCACTACGCGGGCGCTTCGTGCGTCTGCGTGAGGATAACGCCAACGCTATTGCGCAGTACGAACAATGGGGCTGGCAGAGGGTAGATAAGCCGGAAACAGTAGCGCCTGAACCTGAAGCGCCACCCGCTCCGGCTGTGCCGCGCCGTGTCGAGCCCAAGGCTAAGGCCAAGAAGTGAGCGACCTACTGAGTGACGCCGACATTGCACGCGCCAGGGCTTTACAGGCGCGCAGCTTTGACCTGACGGCGACGGTCACGCGGCTAGTGATGGTAGACGACGGGGCCGGAGGACAACTCCCCGGCACGCCCACTACCTTTACGAGCCCATGCCGTATCTCAGGACACAAAAGCGCGCTCGGCGAGCAGATTGTGGGCGGGGCCATGCAGGGGGCGGGACTTTTTGATGCGACTTTCCCCGCATTAACAGACATTCGTTTAGCTGACCGCTTTACGGTTGTCTTTAGCGCGACGGATACAAGGTCGTACGAAGTCATAAATTCTTACAGTCCGAAGTCAAGAGAGACAGCCAGGGTGGTGTTATGTGTAGAACGCTAGATATGACGCCAGTTCTTGCGAAGGACAATATGGTTCATGGCGGGAAAAGAAACATGGAACGCCTTAGCAACGGCGGTCTGCGTTTCGCCTTCCGCGACACGACGGCGTATCTCAAGGACTTGTTGTTCCGTGAGACGGGCCTGGGGGTGCGCTTCGCCAGGCGTCCCGGTGTGGTGGCTACATCTTTCCTTGGCAATCTTGTCAGCGTTGTTGTCAGCTATCGTGCCAAGGAACAGGTGGCGAGGATTCACGCAGCGTCGGTTGTCGCAGGTGTGACAAACGCACAGGTCGGCAGGAATGGAACCATAGTGAAGTGCATAACTGAAGCGGTGAGCAGTATTAATCGTCATACCACCAAGTTTTGCCAAGAAGCGTCCATAACCGCCGCTTGTCGTGCCTGCTTGCCATTCCCAACAATCGTCCGGTCCGCGTCTATCTACTCTTTCCCAAAATCGTTCCGCTAAGGGGCGGTTGGCTCTAACCTTGTCGAAATGTCCAGCGACAAAACGATACGGTTCGCCTTTCACATAGCCTTTCTTGGTGTGACTTTTGGGAGCAATTCTGGTCTTTTCGCCACAACCACAATGGCAATAACCGTAAGGGATTTCCTGCGTGGTATCATGGAGGTACATGGAAAGCGTCTACTTTCTGTGTCTAATCCGGGGACATTTCGCGATGTCGCCCGGTGTTTCTATTGGGGTGCTACTCCTGTAAGTATAGCACAAAAAGGAGTGTAACGCACATGCCAAGAACAGTAGTGGTTTTGTCTCACAACAGGTTTCCAGAGATAGTGCGCAAGCTCCCCGAAGCTGCACGTGCCATTGTCACCGAGACTGTCCTTCAGATAGAGCAGGAAATCAAGATAGGCATGGCAATGGCGCACAACGGCGAATGGTACGGCAGCCACCAGGCCAGCGCGCCGGGTGAGATGCCTGCCATCGACACAGGGGCATTGGCGGCCAGCATCATGACCGACGTGCAGAAGACAAAGGGCAGCGTGTACACGAACGCCGAAACCGCCGAGCTACTCGAGTATGGCACTGTCAACATGGAAGCACGCCCCTACATGACGCCAGCCGCCGAAGCAGCAAGGCCAGGATTCATGGCGAAGCTCAGGAAGCTAGAGAGCAGGCTATAGGTGGAATCGAACGCCGCTGAGCAGTGGATTTCTACGACGCTGAAGGCCGACGCTCAATTAACGGCATTAGTGGGTACGCGCGTGAGAAACACGCGGCGACTTGGCACGGACATCTTTCCGCTCGTCGTCTACAACTTACAAGCGGCCCGCCGAGATGTGATGGGGCTTGGTGGCGTTCGTATCTGGGCACCGCTGCTTTACCTGATTGTCGGCGTGGCAGAACAGGCCAGCTATGAAGGGGATTTAGCCACCATCGCGAACAGGATAGACGCAGCCTTACACGCCAAGAGTGGCACAGCGACGGCGGGCACCATCTGGACTTGCACGCGCGAGAA